CACTTTCGTATGTGTCCGCAAAACGGGGAGGTCAAATTTTTGAGGTTTTGTAGGTGTGGAAAAGTTCTGAAAAACGGAGAAAGTTGCAAGGACTGTAAACCGGAAGCAAGGAAGACAAAGGAAAAAGGTTATGGATCGGATCATAGAGCAGCGAGCGAACGACACAGAAAAAACTATCCATTGTGTGAAAGGTGCATAATGGTAGTTGGAGTCGAGGCCGCAAATATAAGCGAGCACATGCATCACATTATTGCAGTAAAAGACGATGAATCCAGGCGAATGAACTTCGATAACTGGCTCGCTGTCTGTGTGCCGTGCCATGACATCCTGGAGGGTGATTCACTGGCAGGGTTAGAGGTTAAGCAGTGGAGCAATCAGCACTATATTGACGCATTGAATGAAGGACTATCGTAATGGCAAGACCTAGAAAAGATCCCGCAGTATTAGAAGCGTCTGGAGCTTACGTAAAAGATCCGCAACGCAGACCAAAGGACATGCCAAAGTATGTGCAAGGTGCACCAGACATGCCGGATATCGTTGCGGAAAACGCTAACGCAACATGGTATTGGAATTGGTGTTGCCAGGTGCTTGGTGATGCTGGAGTTTTAACAACGGCATGCGCTCCTTTACTAACCATGCACGCTTTAGACTGGGCTCAATTAATGTGGCTTTACTCGGAATGCAAGGAAGGCAATGTAGCAACCGTTGGGGCGACAGGCGGACCTATCACTAAACCTGAAGCGACTCAGTTACACATGCACGCAAACAGATTTTTAAAAGAGCTTACCGAGTTTGGTCTTACTCCGGCTAGCAAGTCAAAGATCGTCGCGGTAGGAGGCAAAAAGGAATTTGATCCATTCGCTGAAATGCTGCTAAGGAGGATGGGACCAAAGCCAAACTAGCATGATCTGCTCTACACCAACAAAGCAACGTGTTCACAAGTACCTAGAGGATGTTCTCGACGGTTCGATCGTTGCTGGAAAGTTGGCTATTGCGGCGTGCAAGAGACATCTCGCAGACTTGGAACGAATCGGAAACGCAGATTTTCCGTACTACTTCGACGAGAACGAAGCGGACGATATGTGTAACTTCTTTCCGATGGCATTGCGTCATTCAAAAGGTAGTAAGTTCGCTGGCCATCCGTTTCATCTGGAACCGTGGCAGTTGTTTATCGTGTGGAGTCTATACGGATGGAAACGAACCGCAGATGAGACGCGACGATTTCGGTATGCACATCTAAGCTTTGGACGCAAGAACGGAAAATCCACACTTGCGGCAGGTTTTGCGTTGATAGGTTTGGTAATGGATCGCGAGCCAGGTAGCGAAATTTACATTGCAGCAACGAAGAAGGATCAAGCCAAGTGTGTGTTCGACGAAGCTGTTCGCATGAGGACTTCTAACGAGTCCTTGAAAGGCATGGTAAAAAGCCACATAAACAGGCTTTTTGTTCCAGAAACAAACTCTTTTTGCTGCACAACTGCTAGCGATAAACCATTAGATGGACCGAATCCACACTACGTTATCTTCGACGAGCTGCACGCATGGCGCAAGCAGCATCGAAAGTATTACGACACGATGGTTACAGGTTCGGCATCTAGAACTCAGCCTCTCCAGATAGAGATCACAACATACGGAGACGATCAAAGTGAAATTTGGCTAGAGACGTTGCAGCTTTGCAAGTCTATATCACTTGGTAGCGTGGTCGATGAATCCAAATTCGTTTTTATCGCTGCGATCGATGACGAGGACGATCCGTTTAATCAAGACTGCTGGATTAAGGCTAATCCTAATCTAGGAATATCGGTTTCTTTGGACTACTTACAGCAACAAGCAACAGACGCAAAGAACAAACCAAGCTTCTACAAGACGTTTCTATCGAAGCACATGCAAAGGATCACAAGTTCTTCGCAACGTGCAATCGAAAAAGAAGTATGGGACTGTGCAAAATCGGAGTTGTCTGATTGGACCCAAGCGGATGCGATTGGCATAGGTATCGACGTTGGAGCGAGAGACGACTTTGCAGCCTATGGCACCTGCGCTAGGTTTCTGGTTGGAGAGGAAACTATTGTTGACGAGAACGAAGGCGAAAAGGTTGTTCCGATCTATCGTTACGAAGTCAAAGCGAAAGCTTACATGGCATTCGATACCATTCGCGATTTGACTGTGGAACCATTCGCGGGTTGGATCTACAACGAGCACATGCATTCAGCACAGCAGCCGCTAATTAAGATGAGGACAGACATTCTCAACGAGATGGAAGAGTTTGGAATAACGACGGCAGCGTACGATCCTAGTAACGCAAAGCTTCTCGCAGAAGAAATAATTTCAGGTGGATTCCAGGCTGTCAGCATGGCACAAAAAGCTTATATGTTCAACGAACCTATTCGCGAGTTTCTGCACTTGCTAAAGATTGGACGCATTAAGCACGACGGTCATCCTGTCCTGTCATGGATGGCAACCAATGCGATTATCGTTAAGGACGCTGACGACAAGTGGCGTTTCGATAAGGGAAACTCTAATGATAAGATAGACATGATTGTGTCGGTTGTTATGGCGTTTCGTGTGTGTTGTTTAGCTCAGTCTAGGTATCTCTCAGCTCCACAGGTGTTGTTCTAATGGCAAATCCATTCAAGCATTTAATCGACTGGCTAGGGATAGAATACAGGGACAGAATAACCCCAAGCCAAGCTATGAGCCTTCCGCCTTTTTGGTATGGGGTGAACAAGATAACAGGCCACTGTGCAAGATTGCCGTTGTTTCTCAAAAGACAGCTTCCACGCGGCGGGCAAGACAAGCAAGAACAACACTGGGCGTATGATTTGCTTTTGACAAGGCCAAATGGATACCAGACTGCGGACACTTTCAAACAACAATTGACTGGTCACGCCATAATGTGGGGTAACGGTCGAGCTGTCATTGTCAATCGAGGTACACCATTTGCGGAGTTGATACCACTCCTTCCAGATAGAACTGGAACTGTAATGATGGATGGTGTGAAAATCCACGTTACTAAGCCGGAGAAGGAGGACAGGCTTTTGCTTTTCGAATCGGTAATGAATGATAGCCAGGGAACTATGATGTTTCTAGATTCTGACGTTATCCATATCCAGGGTTTTGGATTTGATGGAGTCGAAGGGCTTTCGATGGTTAGCCAAATGAAAAGGACTTTAGGTATCCCAACAGAGCAAGAATCCCACGCTTACAACCAAACGAAAAAAGGTTTCGTTGCCAAAATGATTGTAGAAGCTCCACCAGGAATGTTGACAAAGGAGGCAGACGCAAAAGAATGGATCGATGGATTCAATAAGGCAAACTCCAGCTCTGACAATGCTGGCCGTGCAGCTTTGTTGCGAAACGGAATGAAGGCAACCGCCTTATCAATGAGCAATTCCGATTCGCAGTTTTTAGAGCAACGCAGGTTTAGCCGACAGGACATAGTTTTGATGCTAGGGCTAGATGGTATGCCGGGAGACGGAGACAGCCATAGCTATAATTCAAAAGTCATGGAGTCTCTAAATTACCTTGACACAGGACTCGCTCCTTGGTTGTGTAAATTCGAGATGCAAGTTGACGATAAACTCTTGACGGCCAGCGAACGCCGCCGAGGTTTCTTCTCAATGTTCGACTTGTCGGAATTGCTGCGAACTGACCCAAAGACGCAAGCTGAGATCCACGCACTTCGATTAGCGAATCGAGTATTTAACGCAAATGAGTGCAGAGAGGAGCTAGGTCGCAACCCATACGTTGGTGGAGACGAGTACATCAACCCAGCAATCAGTCAATCAGATTCTGCAGCAGAGGAAAGAGCCGATACCAACGCCGTTGAGTCGCAACTAAAGCACATGGTGAGAGTTGAGTCTAAGAGAGTTATTCAGCACGCGAACGACAAGAATTTTTTATCTTGGATGGATGGATGGTACTCGGATTGGCAATCAACATTAGCGGACAAGCTAGAGGATTTAGGACTTAGCCGGGACGCAGCGGAAAAACACTGTGCGGAGTCTAAAAGACAACTAATCGAAGCCACGGAAAGCAAGCCAGATGAGTTTCGCAATACGTTGGAAAATTGCGTAAATACCTGGGAAAACAGGATTTTTTCTATCATAAACTACAAGGAAAACGAAAAATGCTTAACGTAAATCAAAAAACCGGCGAGATATTTCTTTATGGTACTGTTGGTGCTGGTTGGTTTGAGGATTCGTTTTCCTCGGTGGAGTTTGTGCAGGCACTTGCATCAATCGGGGACAAAAAGGCGATTATCAGGATCAACTCACCCGGAGGTGTCGCAGATGAAGGCATTGCAATTTACAACGCAATTAAGCGACACAAAGCTGGGGCCGAAACACACGTTGACGCATTGGCAGCTAGCGCCGCTAGCGTAATTGCGTTAGCTGGTGATACCAGAACGACGGCATCTGGTGCAAGGTGGATGATACACCGAGCTTTGACGCTGGATATCGGCAATGCTACGCAACTTCGCAAGACTGCCGACACGCTAGAAACATACGACAAGTCGCTCGTTGAAATTTATTCGCAGTACCTAAAAGGCGTGACTGACGTTATGGAGTTGCTAGAGGCTGAAACGTGGTACACAGGACCAGAAGCGTTGGCGGCTGGACTTTCTACAGCATCTGGTGGAACAACCAATGCAAAGCCGACTGTAGCTAGCTGGTTCAAGAATCCACCAGCAGCATTGGTACAACAATCAAGACGGTCTCACGGTGCATATGCACGAGCAAGACTTTCCGCTATTTGACAATCGACACAGATACGGTATACAATAAAAAAAGCGGTGGAAAACCGCAAAAAATTTAATCGACACAGTTATCTGATTGCAACTCGTTAGCGGCAGTGGATGGCAAGCGTCGAACGTTACTAAGTGTTTCGTTCCTCGCTGGCATCACCAGCCGCTAATTTCGTTTGGTATGCCAGCAATTTGCAAAGGCAAATCAGATGAATTTGAAAAAACTCATCGCTGCAAAGCGTGCTGAGATTTCCAACCTCGTAAGCGAGGTGGAAGCTATTTCCGCGTTGACGCAAAAAGAAAACAGAGTCGAGACAGCCGAAGAAAAGGCACGTCTCGAAGAGATCACCAATAAGGGCGGTTTGCTTGACAAGCTGGGCGACGAAGTTGCTGCGATGGAGCAGCGTGTTGCCGTCATGGATCGGGCAGCCGCTCGCATGGCTCCTCGGATTCAAGAGCAAATCGAAGCTTCGGAGAGATCTAGCGAAGGCCATCAAGTCATCCGTGTGCCAGCACGAGCCAAGGCAGCAAGCAAGCTCAAAGCCTTCTCCGGTCCAGACGCAGAAGCGAACGCTTACGCATCAGGACAATTCATCAG